ATATCGAGAACTCACTAACAACTCTTGGTAAGAGCGATCCAGTTTCTGAGTATAATTCTAAGCTATGGAATTCGGGTATTGAAGCTAACAAGGAAATTGCTCGTAAGCAGAAGCGTCGTCTTCACTTCATCAGCAATATTCATGTTATCAGCGATCCAGGTAATCCTGCCAATGAGGGTAAGGTTTTTCTTTACAAGTATGGTAAGAAGATCTTTGATAAGCTCAAGGAAGCAATGGAGCCTCAGTTTGCTGACGAGGAAGCAATCAACCCATTCGATCTTTGGGCAGGTGCACCATTCAAGCTAAAGATTCGTCAGGTCGAAGGTTATCGTAATTACGATAAGTCAGAGTTTGGTAAGCCAGAGCCTCTGTCTGATAACGATAAGGAACTAGAGCAGATCTGGAAGAGTGAGCATTCGCTTAAGGAATTCCTAGATCCTAAGAACTTCAAGTCAGAAGAAGAGCTACGTGCTCGTCTGGCCAAGGTTCTTGCTGAAGATTCACCTGCAGCAAAGCGTAAGGCTGCTGAGAATACAGAAGTCCCATGGCAGGAAGAAGATTCTGCTCCGGCATTTAAGGCGACTCATGCGCCGAAGTATTCTGGTGATGACGAAGATGACGATGAGTCATTGGAGTTCTTTAAGAAGCTTGCTAATGAATAAAATGAAGAGGGAGCCTTTTGGCTCCCTTTTTTATTATCCCCACATGTTCTTTTTGTAATTCTTCATTTCTTTCCAATGATTGCCACCAATCATTTCAGCCCAATCAGGCCAGCCAACATCATATGTGCCATTGTAGCCGCCAGCACTAACATTGCTGTTGTTATTGACAACTGTAGATGACGAACCAGATTGTTGACCAAATATAGAAGCAAGTATTTCAGATATTGGTTCCTGTTGCGCAATTTCTTGTTGAACTTGGTTTGATACAGCTGCCTGTTTAAGAGTTTGAGTGTTTTCTGTAGATCTACTCAATTGTTCTAATATTTGTGTACTAGATAACTGTTGTGATTGTGGCTGTTCTGCTTGTTGCTGCGGAGCAATTGCTGCAGCTTCGTCTTGAGCTGATTGTAATTGGCCCATCATTGCTGATGCTGCAGCCGCAGCCATAGGATTCATTCCTGTCATCATCATTGTCATTTGTTCAGGAGTTAATCCTGCGGCTGCTCCTGGCATTGCCTGTGTCATTGCAACTGGAGTTGCTGTTGGCATCATCGGAGAACTTGATCCTGGAGTTGTTGCTGATGGTTCAGATCCGGGAGTTGTTTGACCGCCAATTATAGATTGACCACCTTTGATACCTTTGCCACCTATTTGAGCGTGAATATGGTTATCGTGACCTTTGGTTCTCCAAAGAACAGTATATCCTGCAGCTTGAATTTGTTTTGCCAATTCATCAAATCTCTTGCCCCAAACCGGATCACTGGCTTCAGTTATACTACCAGGAGCATTAATATCAATTGCCAACCCATCGTTATGAGCAGAACCAGGATGATGCTGTTCCGGATGAACGCCATTAAACGCTGGATGTTCTGAAACTCTTATTCCTTGTGCTTGTAGTGCTCTACCTAAAGCAACTATGTCGCCTCCAGGCAATGCAGGCATTTTACCAATACCAGCTTCTTTTTCATTGTGATTATGTTCCGCAGCGCCACTTATGGGACCATGTCCGTGTTCGCCACCAATTTTCTCAACTCTAGAAACGCCTTCAGAAGAAACTGGTGGTTGTTCAAACTTAGATTGCATTGGCGAAGATTGTGGAGTTGCTCCACTTTCAGAAGCTCCTTTGGTAGCTCCAGCCCCACCACCACCAACAATCGCTTTTTCTACAGCTGCAACATTCCCTGCTCTTTTTGATGCTTCTCCAGCTTGATCTCTTGGTTTTTCAAATTTATAAACAAATTGAGCAGCCGCTTCTTGGCCGCTAGAAACTGGAGTTTTTAAATAAGATTTCATTTCGCCTTCGGTCAGAGCGTAATCAATTTGCCCTTTCCAATTTTTCTGCCAGTCAGGTCCAGCTGCTCTAGTCATGTCAGTGAATCTATGTTCACCAGTTCTTAAATTATCATGATGTTGGAACAAACCGCCAGATGGACCATTAACGTCGTTGCGATTATATGCGCCTGAATTAAATTTTGATTCATTTTGTATATTAGCTAACATTCCTACAGCGTGTTCGTGGTCTATACCTTTTTCTTTAGTCAGGTAGCTATATATGTCCTTTGCCATAACAGGATTGCTTACCTGTTTGACTCCGCCACCAGCGCCGCCGAGACCTCCACCAGCGCCGCCAGCACCACCTCCAGTCATAAAGTCCATTGCAGTTTTACCCGCACCAAAAGCCAAACCTCCCATAGCCAATGCACCAATACCTTTAACTATGGACATAGCTGTTCCGCTAAGACCAGTTAATAATCCTGGTAATAGACTTTGTCCAATTGAAGATTGAAGGTCTTGATTTAGGCGAAATATACTATTATCAACGTTTGCTATTCCTCTGGCCATATTTTTTATGCCAGTAGCCATATCATGTATGCCAGAATTTATGTCTTGAAGTTCAGATTGAATTGCTTGTAATGTAGAAGAATTTCTTTCAGATACACTTTCGTTTTCCTGCATAACATTTTGAAGATCATTAAGATCCTGTCGCTGTGCCTTAATAGCAGCAGCAATAGTTCCCATAATCTTAGATAAATTAGCATTTCCTCTTTCCGCAGCTTCTCTGAATTGTCCAGCGGAATCTCCCATCGCTGAACGAATTGTGCCTGAGAGTTGCGAAAGTTCTGCTTGTTCCATTTATTTGCTCTTATTTTTGAGTTCTTCTACTTCTTTAAGATAATCAACTAACATCTGAACATAGATATCTCTTTCAAATGGCATAAGGTGTTCAATATCACTAATTGAATATTTATGGTGCTGGGCCAATGAAAATATCGTTGAGAAATAGTTACCCAACGAATTATGACTCAGCGCCATGTAAAAAAATCGTTTAACGAATTCAAAACGATCTCTCGTTTTGTCCCTGCTGTATTTTCATACTTAATTACATATTCGATCTTAGGAATATTAAGTAAAAACTTCTGAATTTCTTCAAAAACCTTAATATTGAGGTTTTCTAGAAAGTCTACTAGATCCTGTTTTTTATAATCGCTTGCTTTATAGATCTGATCTTCATAATAAATTGAATCGATACAACGAACTATGAGCTCAAATATGTAATCTTTCTCTAAACTCAAAAATTCTTTGTCGTCATACAGTTTTGCAGAAGGATATTTCATAACAATACCCGATTTATCGGTGATTTTTATGTTATTAATAATTTTTTCAGGAAAATTTACTTCAATTTTATTGAGATCGATCTCAAAATCGTATGTTTTATCGTCTTCAGAATCTTTGTATGAAACTTTTACGATATTATCCACTGAAATTGACCTTAATTTGAGAAAAATATACTCAAGATCAAAGAGCGCCAGCTTATCAATGTCAAATTTAGAATCAATAGAACAATTATTGATGATTTGTTTGATTGCTGAGAGAATATCCGTTGCCTGTTCACTTTCTTTAGCCATTAATAACAGTTTTTCTTCTTTAACTAAGAAAGGTCTAAACTGAAATTCCTTTTTCAAGGAAGGAACATTTACTCTATAAACTGGATAATCAATTTTAGGCAATGATGACATATTAAAACTCCATTATGATTAAAATATTGATTGTGATGATCCCACACCAACACCTATAGTTTCTCGTTCTTTTGCTGTTGATAGTCCACCTGGTTGCGATCTGGTTCTTAAAATTGATGAACCCTCAATTGTATATTCAGTATAAGCTAAAGAAACATTAATTCTCATCAAATTACCATCACCCCATGAAAGCGGTATTTCTCTTAATGCACTCGGAAACGCTTCAAATAAGTTAATTTTCTGAATTGAGTTTCCATAATGATCGTAAATTACAATTACTATTGTTGATGAATACTGATCTTTGTATTCAGCTGTATATGTTGGCGCTTGACCTGTAGAAGTTCCACTATACTGGAAAATAGATCTAGTCCATTGATACCAATATTGCCAAAATTCGCAAAAATGATCACCAATCATAGAAATATTAGTTTCTTGATATTGGGCGTTTGTTGGTTTCTTTTGAGTTGGACCTATACCGTAATGATTGATGTCTGAAGAAATAAGAGAAATACCAGGAGCTCTGACTTGATCAACTCTGAAAGACATATTTTCAGATATTTGTTTTAACGAAACAGGAGTGCCCTGATTGCCCAAAGCACCACCGTTTTGCGTCATAACTGGTGGTGTTTGAACAAATACCTCAAAAGAATTATTATCTAGGTATCCGAAATCTCTTATATTAGTTGAAAACTTGTTTATGTTAAAAGCCATTTTAGTCCCTAGTAAGGTGGTGAACCAGCATATCTTTTATTTGAGTTTATTTTCCATCTATGAATTGGCAACACAGCAGCCTTTTCCCAATTAGACGGGTCAACTTCATGAAACGAACTTCTAACATGACTATAAAGATATCTCTTTATACACCCATCAACGCCTTTAAAGACGTTTGAATAACCTCTTAAAATTTCATAAGACAAACTAAGCCTTTTATTCATTTTATATTTATTTTCGTCAGTAAATTCTACTAAAGAGTTTAATAACCTGACTCTGGCCAATGCCGGAAGATAATGTAGGTTGATACCCAAAAATCCGTCTATATACATCTCAACGGGCATAGTTAATGGATACATATCGTAAAAAGGAAGGGTGGCTTTGTATTTTGGATCATACAAATAAAGGTACATTCCTCCAATTTGAGGCAATGACATCTTTTTAAAATATTTGTTTGGTTCTGCTTTGGTCTTATTTGATTTTAAATCTTCGACAGAATCATTGAACCAATCCTCAGCTGAAAGAGATTTGTCAGCTAAAGCTCGGGCAGAGGCTCTTAGAAGGTCATTGAACGTATTTGGCATTAATAACCTTTCGGTAATCCTAGTTCGTTTTCTGTCATTATTATGAATTCAAATCCTCTATCTTTGCAGTATTCACGAGCAGCTTTCCATTTGGCTGAATTTACACCCCAAGTCATAACTTCATTAACATATTTTCGACTTTTCTTTTTGCTTTCAGTAATAGTTGGCGGCTGCGTTTGCTTGAAGGGTTTTACCTCTATGAGCACAGTTCTAGTCCCGCCTCCAGGCTTATTCATTTTTGCAGTAAAATCCACATAATAGCGATGTATTCTATTATCAACTGGCGATCTATATGGTATTATAGTCTCCTCTGAAGACCACCATATTATGTTAGGGTCAATATCAAATCGACTCATTACTAATAATTCCCATCGAGAACGATAAATAATGTTGGTTGGATCGCCTTTGTATTTTTGAGGATTCCTTGGTTTAAAATAACCTTGATACTTAGCCATGTTCTATATCACTAATAAATAAACTATATTTATTCAAATAATAAAAGGGAATCATGGCAGTACCTAATTTTCCACAACCACCGGGAAGAAATATCGGAAGCGGGGCGGGCATGACCTTCCCTTCGGATCTCATCACAAATGGTAGAGAATACTATACCGAAATAAACTTCCAAAGTTACGAATATGCCACTGCAACTGGTTTAGGAGCTCTTTCCTTTGGTGGAGGAGTTAGATTACCCATTCCAAGAAGAATTAATGATAATGAAAGTATTATTTGGGAAGAATGGTCAGGAACACAAGCAGCACCACAGCTTTTAAATGCAGGGGCTGGTATAGCTAGCACATTTGGTGCTGGTGCAGTTGCTAGAGTAGCACAGGGACTTGGCGGTGTTATGACTGGCTTGACAGCTGGTGTTGATATGGCTGGAACTTTTACTGGACAATCTGTAAATCCATTCCAGTTTATGATGTTCAAAAGACCAAATTTCAAAGAATATACTTTTAGTTGGATATTAGCTCCGAATACAAGAGAAGATTCTGATAATTTGAAGGATATTATCAACAAATGCAAAAAATCTGCTTTGCCTTCAACTGGTTCTCTTGGTGGCGGATTAATGAAATATCCAGATATTGCCATGGTCAGATTTAGACCAGATGATTATTTGTTCAAACTAAAGCCTTGTGCTATTCTAGGTGTTCAGGTGGACTATACAGGCGCAGGACCATCGTTTTTCAAAAGTGGCGCACCAACAATTGTAACTCTTACTATGCAATTAAAAGAACTTCAATTGCAGAAAAAAGACACATACGTAGAGTAAGACATGGTAGATAGATATTTCGACAAACACCCAATTATCAATTACGGCAATAATAATGCCGTAGATATTACAAAGCGTGTTGCTTTGTTAGAAAAAGTTTCAACAGATCCTTTTGCTTTTTATCCTTATGAAATTACTTCCAACGAAAGAGCGGATCAACTAAGTTACCGTTATTATCAAGATCCATTTAAAAGTTGGATATTGTATCTAGGCAATAAAATAGTTGATCCATATTACGAATGGTATCTTCACACAGAAGAATTCCAAGAGTATATCACCAAAAAATACGGTTCATATGTTAATGCTACTGATAAAATTATGTTTTACAGAAACGATTGGCCAAATGT